GCCGAACAGCGCCTCCCGGGCCGTCGGCGGCCGCGCCTTGGTCGGCGAAGCAGCGCGCGGGGGAAGGGCGGAGCCGATCAGAGCGGACGTCACAATGTTCTCGGCTTGGTCATCGCGCTCGAGCTGGGTGAGCGTCAGATAGCCCTCCGTCGCTGCCGCTACCGACGCCTCCTTGACGCCGCCGAACAACACGCGTGCGGCTTTGCCGCCTCTGGCCACCTGGCCGCCTGGAGCAACGTTTACCGGATCAAAGATAGCCGCCGCGCCCTGGTAGACGAGGCCGCTGAGCCCGGCGTCCTGCAGCTCCTGCCGATCCGCGCGCTCGACAAGAATCTGCGCCTTGATCTCCTCGGTTTCCTGGGGCGAGCCGCTCAGCGCGAACTTGTCCCAATCGCTGTCGAACCGGGGATCCCTGGAGACATGGTCGATCGGCGAGTAATCGCGGATGAAGCCGTACTTCTCGCGGGCGGCGGCCCTTCTCCCGGCAAACGCCAGGGCGTTGATCGTACTGCCGACCGTGTTCTCGGTTCTGAAGGCGGCTTCGACGGTTCGGCGCTCCCGTTCGAGAAGAGGTTTCTTCGCTCGCTCCGCTTTACGTTTGGCCTGCGCCTTCTCCCTCTCGGCACGGATGACGAACGGCGAGGCGCCGGTCGCATCAACACCTCCGAACAGGCGGTGGTCCCGGGGCTCGGGCCGCGACGGCTCCTTGGCTTTGTCCGGCATGTTCAGCGCCCCAGCGGCTTGGGCATTGCCGCGCGGGCCCGCTTGTCATCCGCCGCGATGCGCTCGTCGCGCTTCTTCTTTTGCTGGACACCGCGCCACCACTTTTCCCCGGCCACGTCGGGCGCCCATTCCGATGGCGCGCCGGTCTTGGGATCCTTGGCGCGGATCCAGCCGTCCTTGCTGGCGATGAAGATCGCGTAGACAGGCTTGCCGTCCACCGTGTTCCGCCCGGGCAGCTGGCTGAACCGGACCGACCGAGCATCCGCGATATTGAACCGCCAGGCCGCCTGTGCCCGCTGCCACTTGACGGTCTCCGTCGGCGGCTCCGAGCCAATCCGGAAGTTTACCTCGGGCGGGTCGCGCATGAATTCCGGCGCGCCGTTGATATAGCTCGGCCGCCACCGCCGGCGTACCTGCTGATAGGCTTCGCCATAGGCCCGTCGCAGGTCGCCGTGCTCGCGATAGGCCACGCGCGCCGCCCGATCATAGTCGGCCATCATCAAGGGCGGCGCCTTGAATGCTCCGTGCACGTCACCCAGCGCCATCAACCGGATCTTCCCCGTCCAACCCGCATGGTCGCCGACATCGACATCGTCCAGCATCGACTGCCGCAACACGCTCTCCGCCATGTGAGGCGCAAACCTCTTGTCGCGGTCGAAGGCCGCGTTGCGACGGGCGACCAGTTCCGGACCAAGGCGATCGCGGGTGGCGAGGGCTCTCGCCGCAGCCTTGAAGTCGCCGAGCTCCACCCGCCGATGATCCAGATAGCCACCTCGATCCCGCGCCGTGTCGGACAGCCCCGCCACATAGGACGGGTTCATGGCCTCCAGCTTCACAAACAGGCTTCCGCCCTGCGCCAGCTTGGCTGGATCGCTGGATCGCAACAGCGTCTCCAGTCCGTCGGTCACCTGCGGCGGCACGGCGCCGACCGAATTGATGTAGCGGAAGGTCCAGTCCGCCCAGTCCTTAGGATCTTCCCTGGCCGCCGCCTGGGCGAAGTCGCTCTGGAGCGCCCGCCGGTGATCGCGCCGGCCGAGGTCCAGGTTCATCCGGCGGGCCCGGACCTTGGCCATCAGTGTCTCGTCCGCCCGATACCGGGCGGCTTCGGCCTGCTGTTGCTGGATCAGCTTGCGGGCCTCACCGACCGCCAGGCGATCGCCATCGACCTCGCCCCGTGCGATCGCCGCATCCAGCCCCCGCTCGTCCAACGTGCCGGCCGCGGCCCGCGCCAGGACGTCGCTGTCCGTGCGGCGATCACCGTCCTCGACCGCCCGGCTGGCGACCAGGGTGGCGGCGTCCCTCGTCTCGGTCGTGACCAGGCTGCTGGCCGGCGCTTCTCCGGATCTGGCCAGATAGCCGCGCGGATCCAGCTCCGCCTTGCGCAGTTCCGCCAGCCGGTGAATCTCTTCGGCCCGTGCCCGTCGACGATCGTCCAGCGTGGCCGGATCCTGCCCGTCCTCACGGATCAGACGGTCGTTGAACAGCAGGCTGCGCTCGGTCAGGGACTCCACCAGCTCCGGTGTTTGGGCGATCCCGATCAAGGTTCGGGCGGTGTCCAGCGCATGGGCGCTGACCGCGGCCCGGCGAGCGGCCTCCCGGACGCCTTCCAGCTGTTCGGCGGCCTTGGTCCACGCTGCCTTCAGCGTGTCGCGCTGGATCTCGAACCCGGCTCTAAGCGTCGGATTCGCCGCCCCTGCGATCAGCGGATCGTAGGCGCCATCGACGGCCTCCGCCGCCGCCCGCGCCGTCAGATGGCCGCTCTCGCCCTTAGCCAGCGACTCGGCGACCGCGCTGTCCGCCGCCACGCCGCCGATGGCCAGGCCGGTCGTGGACGCCTTGACCAGCGCCCCCCCGGTGGCGCGTTCCGCCCTCCGGACCTCGAGTTCGTCGCCCAGCGTCTGCACATTGGACGCGATGGACGACAGGCCGCTCAGCACGTTGCTCGCCTCGCGCATGGATTGGCCCATGCCCGGCGCGCGCCAGGCGGGGTCCATGCGCATGCCGCGCAATTCGACGTTGGTGCGTCGCTGGTACCGCGGAATCGACACCATCTCGATCAGCCCTCCACATCCCAGTCGAACGACCGGCGGGCGCGCTTGGCCTGCCAACTGATCGGCAGCGGGAAATCAGGCTTCTGCACCTTCAGCATCAGCGCCTCGTTTTCGTACTGACGCTGGACCAGCGCCCCCTCGTAGCGGACGTTAAGCGCGTCCAGCTCCGCCAGCCCGGCGTCCTGCTGCATCAGCAGCCGGTTGGATCCGCCCAGGCCGGCGCCGCTCTCGGCGATCGCCGCCGCCTGCGCGCCAAGCACCTCCCGGCTCTCACGCCGAACCGCCTCTTCCCGCGCCGCGCTCTGATCGCCCGCCGTCTTCATGTTGGCTTCCGCCAGCTTCCAGCCGGCCGTCCGGTCGGCCGCCGCCGCCTGGCCGTCCGCGGCCTGACCGCCGATCCCGACGACCGCGCTGACGATGTTCAGAATCGCGCCTACCCAAGCCATCAGGCCTTCTCCTCTTCACGAACGATCGCCCAGCGCTCGGCGTCCCCGCCGGTCTCGCAATAGGCGCGCATCACCCCTTCGGACCGGAAACCCAGCAGTCGCGTCCAGCGACCGGCGGGCGCGAAATCCACCGATGTCACCGCCTCGATCCGCCGATACGGCGCGGTCCGGATGTAGCGGAGAACAGCCCTGGTGGCGGTCAGCATCGCCGACCCCGCATCCTGGGCCAGCAGGGCCCAGGCCTCGCCCCTCCCCGATCCCCGATCGATCACGCCGCCACAGCCGACAACAGCGCCGCCACGCATCAGGCTCCAGGCGCCGCCGCCGGACTCCAGCGCGGCCCCCGCGCCCGGATCGAAGCGTCCACGCCAGGCGGCCTGGGCCGGCTGCAACACCAGGTCCTCCAGGTGCGCGCCTCGGAACGCAATCACCTCAACCTTCATAGGTCACAAGCTCCGGATAGAGCCCCACCACGGTGATGGGGAACACGTCGTCACCCTCGAACGCGATCCGCGCCGCGCCCTCATAGCCGCCCGGAAACACCAGGTTGATGTCTCCCGTGGTCAGCGGCGGCGGGGCATCCATCGCCTCGCCGGGCTGGCGATGCTGCAGCGGGTCGGTGCGGCCGATCGCCGGGCCGAAACGGCCTCCCAGGCTGTCCAGCAGACGGACGGTGAGCGCATGCACCCGCTTGATCCGACCTTGCGCGACACCCGCCGCTGCGCCGGCCTCCAGGGGCATGGTCTCGGCCGCGTAGGGACAGGCCAGGCCCGCCACCACCTTGGCGGCCGGCGCCTGCAGCGTGATCGCCCCGCCCGCCACCGTCCGCGCCGGATGCGCCGCCCCATCGGCCTTGATGACCAGGGCCTCGCCGTCCAGATGGTCCAGCCCCGACAACTCGGCCGTTGCCGGTCCCTCGTAGGTCAGGGCGCTGGCCGCGTAGACGCTCAACGCCGCATCGTCGCCCGCCGAATACTCGGCGGCCATCAGCTCCACATACCGCCGCTCGACGCCGTCGATCAGCCTGCGCACGATCAGCCAGACATCGTCTCGACTACCGTCCGGCGCCGGCGCCACCGCCACGGCCTCGACCGCGCCGCCAAGCAGATGCCGCCGCCAGCCAAACACCTTGTCCTCCAGCTGAAGGGTCATCGCCTCCAGCCCGCCGCTGGCCGTCACACACCAGACGCTCTCGTGCGGCGTCTGTTGCCAGGCCATGGCCACCACGGGATCGATCAGCCCGCGATGCTTGTTGAGGTCGAGCGCCTCATACCCATCCTGCCCCGGAACCAGCAGCCGCAGCCGCCGCCCCAGCCGCTCGGCGAACACCACCCCGGCCCCGACCACCACCGGCTCCACCCCGACGCCGCCCCAGGCGGTTTCGGGATCCTGCTGGGTATTGCCCGGCCCATAGGGGCTGTTGCCGGCCTGGGCCTTCAGGCTGTGCTCGCCGCCGTTGGTCCCGACGAAAAGCACCGAGCGGGTCGGTGTCACCCACTCCACCGGATTGCCCTGGGCAGACTGGATCGACAGCACCACCGCATTGTCCGGGGCCACCTCCCCGTGGGTGCGCGCCTCGAAATTCGCGAAATCCCCGGCCACCGACTGCCAGACCTGCTGGCCCCGGAACCAGCTCAGCCGCTCCCGGAAGAAACAAACATTGTCCGGCCAGCCCGCCGCCGCCGACCAGGCGCCAAACGCCCAGCGATGGGTCGCCTGCGTCGCAAACGCTTCGGGCAGCCGCGAGACGACCTCCCCGGTCGCCTCCGTCCCGCTGGCCACCGCGGTGATCCGCACATGGCCATAGCCTGAGTGCAGATACTCCCACTCCACCCCGATCGAGCCGACCGCCCCGTCGCCCTTCTGCTCCTCGCCGGTGCCATCCCAATACTTGCCGCGGGTGTGAACCGGCAGCTCCTCGCCACAGATCGCCGGCTTGTCCGTGGTGTCCACCGGACCCACCTGGGTGCACCGGTAGTGGCGGAAGTCCGCCCGCCGATAGTCCCCGACATCGGTGGTCGTCCGCACCTGCCAGGCCCGCACGTCCGCCCCGTCCTTCAGGTCCATCTCGAACAGCCCGCCCACATGGCCGGCCTCGAAGAGGTTGCTGCTGGCGGTCAGGGTTACCGTTCCGCCGACCGTCATGGTCCCGCTGGCGCTGACCGTCACCGCCTCGTCCGTATTCTGATCCTCGAACGGCCCGCCCTTCGCCTCGAATGGCTCCAGCAGCCAGTTCAGGTTCGACAACCGCTTCAACACCATCGGCGGATGCCCGGCGCAGGCCAGGTAGACCACGTCCCCTGACTGCTCCATCCGCACCCCGAAACTGCCGTCGGCCCGGGTCAGATCGGCGGCCAGATACGGGGCCTCGATCTCATGGATGTTCTCCGCCTCGTCGATCAGCCGTCCTCGATTGCGGAAGAAGCGGATGTACCCCGGCCCGAACTCCAGCACGAAGGCGTCCGCCTGGCTGAACACGAACGGCGCCAGCCAGCAGCGCTCGGCGCTGTCCTTGACCTCGCCGATGAACAGGCTGCCGGCCGCGCGCTGCAGCGCCCCCTGCACCCGCGGAATGAGGTTGTCGCAACGGCTCAGCCCCGAGCGCCACAGCTCCAGGTCCGGCCGCCCGCCCAGCAGCGGCGACAGCAGCCCGGCGTTGAACGATGTGATGGCGGGATTGGCCTTCATTGCCGCCTCACAGCCGGGCCAGGATCCACGACCCATCGGCCGTGGATTCCGGGGCCGCCTCGATGGCGTTGACCCGCACCGCCTCGCGCACGGCCAGCTGATAGTCCCGCAGCGCCGCTTCCTTCTTGCCCGAGGACTGGGTCAGCTTCTCCACCAGGTCGAACGCCAGCCGGCAGGCCACGGCTTCCGCGAACAGCGGATCCCAGGCCGCCACGTCCTCGACGCGGCGCACATAGCGAATCTCCAGCGGCGCCGCGGCATCGGTCAGGATCCGCCCGCCCTCCAGGGCAAACGCCGGTCGGCCGCCGCCATGGTCGCCCAGCCCCGGCGTGGTCGCCACCCCGCCCACCTCGGCCAGCTGCAGGCAGTCGCCCGGCAGCGGAAACTGCCGCTGATAGCCGAACGCCGGCGCGGTCGCTTCCGCGCTCAGCCGCGCCCGCGCCATGGCGAAATGCCAGCGATTGGCCCGCAGGGTCAGGTCCCGCACATCGGCGAACCGGCTCTTCAGCCAGCGGGCGCGATCGTCCGGGTCATCAAACGACAGCACCGCCCCCTGGCCAAGCTTGCCGAGGGCCGCGTTGCCGACCGCGGTCTGGGATGTGGGCATCGTGGACATGTCCTTGGACTGAAAATTCCTCCCCCAGCCGCGAAGCGGCGCCTGGGGGAGGGGGACCGCGCGCGAATACGCGCGTGGTGGAGGGGGCAGCGCCGGCTCGTCAGGCAAGCCCGCGTTCTGGCGCGGTCAGCGCTGCACCTCAGTACCCGCCGGTGAACCGCACCCGCACGCTGATGGTCCCGGCCGCCGACCCCACCGTGTCGCCGGTCAGCGCCAGGTCGTAATCGACCTGCGGATCGGCGTTGAGGCCGACCAGCTCCCACAGCCGCTTCTCGATCTTGTCGATGTTGGCCGCGGTGGCCTCGTAAAGCACCTCGGTCCCGGCCGAGACCACCGACGGCGCCGAAGACAGGTCGATGGCGCTGGCGAAGAGGTCGTCATCGACCGCCGCCCCGCCATCATCGGCGGTACGATAGAGGCCGACGTCATAGGCCGTGCCGCCGGTGATGGCGTCGTTGAACACGGTGATCTGCGACACCCGGTCCGAACTGCGCAGCCGGGCGAAGCGATAGACCGAGCCGTTGTCATCGGCCACGGCCACCTCGACGGTCCCGATCGCCTCGAACAGCGGTCCCCGCACCAGATGGGCGGGACTGGGCACGCGCGGACTGGCGTCCCGGTTGGTGACGGCGGTGGATTTGGTGTTGGCGGTTGCCATGAAGGTTCCTCGATGTTGGAAGGCGAACGCGATCCAGTTCCGCCCCCCTTGGGGGCGGGGGACCGCGCGCGAATACGCGCGTGGTGGTGGGGGCAGCGCCGGCGGTCAGGGAGTCCGCGCCGAGCACGTTCAGCGCCGGCGCTTCCCCCACTCCGGCCTTCGGCCGTCAGCTCTCGGCGCAGAGCACCTCGACGACCTTCTTCTCCTCGGTCCGGGTGGCCCCGACGGTGACCGAGCCGGTCACCTCCATCGGATTGCCCTCCAGGTCGCGGCGCGGGCCGATGTCCGTGGTCACGTCCGACCACACCCCCAGGTGCATCCCGCTCTTGGCGTAGATCGGCACCCGCCGGTTGGCGCCCGACAGGGTCAGCCGCTCGCAGTGCACGAAGTCGATCCCCAGGAACCGGCTGATGATCCCGTCCTTCAGTACCGGCTTGTCGCCGCCGTTGTAGTCGGCGCTGGTGATCTGCATCTCGCCCAGCAGGGCGTCATGCTGGGTGGAGTTGACCACACAGATGACCTGGTCGCTGGCCAGATCCACTTCGTTCGCCATCAGCAGCTTCTTGGCCGCCCGCAGCTTCAGCACATTGAGCTTGCTGGCCGCCCCGCCGACGTCGGCATTCACCTGCTGGCCGGCCGGGAAGGACGTAGTGGTCCCGCCCTGCTTGCCCGTGCGGGCGTCGGCGAAGAAGGCGCGGATGATCTCGTCATCGATCCGCCGCCCCAGGCTGGCCGTGCAGGCCTGCACGAGCGGGTTCTGCGGATCCGACGCCGTCTGCAGCAGGTCGATGTTGTCGATGATGTCCGACCAGTCGAAGAACCGCGGATAGGCCCAGCGCCGGTCCACCGGTGTGTTGCTGCTCTCCTTGGGCACCGCCCGGCCGGTGCGCTCGCGCGCCTCGGTGACACCGTATTGGTCGACGGGCGAAGCCCCCTCGCCCTTATGCGTCCCGACCATCACATGGTTGCGCAGCTTCGATCCGCGCTGTTGCAGAAGCAGGCTCGCCGTCTTGGCGAACTCGATACGATAGTGACCGCTGAAGTCCGTCATGGACGCGTCGTCTCCGATCTCAAGGATGTGGATTGGGATCGGCTTGTCCGCGGGCTCGCGGGTCCGGAGAGGGCGTTCGGGACGCGACCAACGCGCCTATCGAAGCGACCCCATTTTACCAAAGGCGGCGAAGAGCCAGGGAAAATCCGCCCTCCGCCTAAGTGTTTTCCGCGGGCGGCTCGGCCTTCCCGGCCAGCCAGTCGGCATAGGCGTCGGCCACCGCCAGCACCTGCCAGGTCTCCCGGTCGAACCGATGGGCCAGCTTCAGCGCCTCCAGCCGCAGTCGCGCTTCTATCCACTGTTCCTGCTGGCTCATCGCTCGCCTCCCGCGATCCGGGTCAGCCGCGACCATTCGGCCTTCTCGTCGGCCCCGCCGGACATCCAGCGCGCCTGCCAGGCCTGGTCGCGGCGCAGGGCGGCGATTCGGCTTTCGGCCTGCTCCCGGCTCATCCCGAACCCGCCGCGGCCCTCGCCCTCGATGAAGCGATCCTCCGCCAGGCCCTGGCCAATCTGTGAGAACAGCTGCGCAGTGCGCCGGGTGCCAAGCCCCATCTCGATCGCCGCCATCTCATCGCGGCTCAGCCCGAAGCTCAGCGCCCCGCGCCGGAACAGCTCGGTCTTCTCGGCGAACTTCGGCCCCCATTCGGCGCGCAGATCCTCCCAGTCGGCCTCGCTCTGGGCCGCGAACGCCGCTTGCGCCGCCGCCTCCCGCTCGCCGACATAGGCGTTCCATTTCTCCGCCAGCGCCCCGGCCCGGCCCTTGCCCACTCCCGCCTCGAACAGCCATTCCGACGCCCGTTGGGCGAACTCCGGATCGGCGCCCATCAACTGGTCGAAGCCGTACTCCTCGGCCGAAGCCGGACGGCCGAGCGCGGTGAATAGGCGTTCGTATCCTTCCGCATCCTCCTCGCCGGCCGGCAGCACCACCCGGCGACTGTCGTTCGACACCATCCGCTCCAGCGAAGCGAAACTCGCCCCCAGCGCCTCGACGTCCTTGAACCCCTTGCGCTCCATGTAAGACCGCGTGCCCGGATCGTTGAAATGATCCAGGAACCCGGAGCCAGTTGCTCCCCCCTCGGGGGAGCTGTCAGGCGCGGAGCGACTGACTGAGGGGGTCCCCACCGGCCCCTCCGCCTCTTCCATCAGCCCACTGATCGATACGGCTTCATCACTCATCGACGACCTCTTCCCTCAGGTTGAACAGGGCCCGGTCGTCGATCGCGACCATGGCGCGGATACGGTTGAACACCTCCTGGCGCCCGATCAGCCGCATCGAGGCCAGCGGATCGACCGCGCCGTCGGCGTCGCGCGCCACCGGCGCCTCGGGAACCATGCAGAAGCGTTTGAGATCGGCCAGGACGGCCCGCGCCTCGCCATGCGAGCCGTCGCCGAACAGGCCTTGGTAGGCGCGCTTGCGCCGCAGGAGGGGGTGAAGAATCTCCATCAGCCCTCCCCCACCAGGCCGGCCGCCGCCGCGTCCTTGGCCACCCCCGCCGCCTGGCCGGCGGCGCTCAGCATCGTCTGCAGCTGGGCCATCCGCCCATCCTGCTCGGCCAGCGTCGCCATCTCCTCCTCGCCGCGCAGCAGGCCCGGCGGCGCCCCGCGAATCTCCGCCAGTCGCCTCAGGATCTCCGGCCCCCGGATCATCTTCGCTGCCGAGGGATCGAACTGGCCGACGGTCGCCGCGTCCTCGAGCAGCCGCAGGATCGCCACCCCCTCGTCCGACTTCTGGGCCCGCGCCAGGGGCGAGGTGTAGTCGATGTCCGCGACCACATCCTCAAGCCCTTCCAGTTCGGGCGGCATCGGCGGCAGCACCCCGGCCCCCGCCAGAATATCCAGCTCCGCCTGGATCAGCGGCCCCAGCAGCTCCGACTGCAGCCGCCCCATCACCGGCGCCAGCAGCGCCCCCTTCTCCTGCGCCCGCAGCATCGCCTCGGTGGCGGTCATCTGCGGCGTCTCGACCAGGATCTGGAACAGGGTGACCAGAAATGCCTGGTTGATGCTCTCGCGGGTCTGGCTGATCATCTCCAGGGTGATCGGCATGTTGGCCCCGATCTGCAGCGGCCGCACCAGCTCCCGCCCGTCCATCCCCAGCGCACCGCGGTTAATGGCCCTGGGCGCCAGCTTGAAAGCCGTCAGTCCACCCTCGTCGGACAACAACAGCGGCGGCTCCGCCACCAGTTGGCCGGTCCGCAGCAGGGTCTTCTGCTGCTCGTTGACCGTCTTGATGTCGGCCAGCACGGTCATCGCCGGACCCCGGCCATAGACCTCGCGCGGCGCGGTCACATAGCGGGCCACTGCATAGCGCAGGGTCCGATAGCCACGCTCCTGCAGCAGTTTGCGGCCCTCGAACGAGACGTACCAGCTGGCGAACGCCATCCCACGCCAGTCGCGCCGGCTCCAGTCGGCGTCCGCCCGTGGCTGGACGCAGTGGATCAGCTCGAACTTGCGGTGCGGCTCGGTCTCGGCCGCCTTGGCGATGCTGTCGGGGGTCTCCTCGCCGAACCGCTGCACCCATTGGCGGGCCGTCAGCTCGAACTTGCGGTGGACGGTGTCGATCACCCCCTGGAAGTTCTCGGCGAACCAGGTCTCCGCGAACGGAACCGACCTATAGCGCAGGCCCCCGCCCACCTCCTCGTCAACGAACAACGCCCCGTTGCCGAAGGCGCCTAGGCCCACATATGTCTCATGCGCCTGGCTGGCGAAGTTGGCGTCGGGCGCATAGCGAGCCCGGAACAGCACGTCGTTCACCGCCGCCAGCCAGGTCCGCACCGGCTCCGGCGCCGATGATCCGCCCAGGGACAGCTCGTGCCAGCGGCTGGTTCGGGGAGTCAGCATACTCTCGATGGCGGCCGCGAACTTGTCGAGCGCCAGCGGGGCGGTGCTGTCGAACACCTGTTGCTCCCGCTTGCCGCCCTGCGGGCGGCGGCCGCCGAACTCGCTGTGGCGGGTCAGCACCCGCTCGGCCACCTCCTGGCAATGGCCGTCCAGGACGGCACGCTCGGCCTCCATGGCCGCCTGTCGGCGCAAGACGTCTTCGGCGCGGCTGTCGGTCACTCAAGTCTCCGGAATGAAAAGTGATCGGGCGTTCAGCCCATCAAGGTGCGGGTGGCCACCCCGCCTTCGGCCCGGCCCAGCGCGCTGGACAGGAAGGTGGCGGACCGACCACGCCGCTGGCGCAGGCGGTCATCCTGTTCGGCCCGCAGCCGCGCCTCGTTCAGGGTCGGCGGCGGCGGGGTCGGCTTGAGCGGACGAGTATCGGGTTCCATGGGGCTCCTCTCTTCAGGCCGGGTGATCGGCGAACCGGTCCCAGCCCAGACCTTCCTTGGGCGGCGGCCGCCGCGCGGGCTCCAGCGCCTGGCGCTCCCAGGGTCGCGGCCGGCGATGGGCGCGGCTCAGATGTCCCGCGCAGTAGGATGAGGCGTCCGCCCGCCGGCAGCCGCAGAACAGCTGCACCCCCTGGGCGTCCTCGACAGTAGGCCAGTGGCATTCGCCGGCCTTCAGCGCCTCCAGCCGCTTGAACCGGCCGGTCTCCGGGATCAGCTCCGTCGCCACCGCAGGCATGGCCGCCGGCGTGACCGTCTCGCCGCGCCGCCAACCCAGTCGGGAGATTTTCGCGCTGACGGCCCCCTTGGCCAGGCCCATCCGCTCGGCGATCGCCTGATGGGTCAGGTCGCCCTCGAACAGCCCGCGCAGCTGCGCCAGACGATCGGACGGCCATTGGGGCCGGCGAGCGGGCGCCGCGCCGGACAGGACTTCACTATGCATGCTGTTGCTCTTTGGCTTTGGCGCGAGGCCGGTTTGCCGCTGCGGCCGCCAGTTCCTCGAGACTGGCCAGCCCTCGCCCGGCGATTGCCGGCCAGTAGCGGGGCGGGATCGAGTCCAGACGCTTCCACTGGTTGATACGGTTGGAGGGGACCTTCAGCCCCCGGGCCAGCCGCGCGGGTCCGCCGGCGGCGGTAATAATGTCGCTGTGACTGCGCATGACCGTACTGTACGAAAAATACAGCAGCGATACAACCCGCATCTGTAGACAACATACAGGATTTCACGTAGGTTTCCTACATGAGCCCGCCGTCCGACTCGCTTTCGCCCCCCCACGCTGCGGCCGCCGAGCGCCTGCGTCGCGCCCGTCGGGGCAAGGGCCTTGCCTCGGCCGCCGAGGCTGCCCGCCTGCACGGCTGGAACCTCAACACCTACGCCTCGAACGAAAACGGCAACGCCAGCTTCTCCTTCCGCAAGGCCGAGGACTACGCCCGCGCTTTCGGGGTGCGGGCCGAATGGCTCTACGCCGGTAAGGGCGCGATGAAGGCCAAGCGCGCTGGCTTGCCGGTGCTGGGCAAGGTCGCCGCCGGCGCCGAGGCCCTGTTCGATGATGATTATGAGATGGGCGCGGCTGCCGATTGGCTGGACCCCATGGTCCCCGAGGATGGCATCGTGCTGATCGTCGACGGGGACTCGATGATGCCCCGCTTCCGGCACGGCGAGCACCTGATCTTCGGCCGCCGCTACGACGACCCCAGCCCCCTGGTCGGGCAGGAGGTGATGGCCCGCCTCGCCGATGGTCGGAAGATGGTCAAGATCCTCCGCCGGGGCGCCGCCCCCGGCCTCTGGACCCTGGAAAGCATAAACACCCGCTACCCTCCGATCGAGGACGTGGAATTACTTTGGGCCCTGCCCTTCCAGGGCCTGCGGGTATAG